GAATGCATGGGCTTGGAGAAAACATGCTAAGATTTTAGAGAGTAGACGTCAAAAAGAGAATGAAGAGTATGTCAAGGAGTTAAAGAAGAAATTATGACGATGAGTGAAAAAGACTTAGAGGAATATCACAACATTGGTCTAGCTATCAAGAAGAGTGAAAAATACAATTATATCAGTGGGAAACAGATCACGGACCACGAATCAGGGACCAGGGTCTATGAAATAAATAATTATAGACTTCCTAGTGTGACTACGATATTAGGCGCTACCAAAGATAAAACATTTTTAAAAGATTGGATAGCTAAAAAAGGTGAAAAAGAAGCAGAACGAATCAAAAATCATTCTAGTAGTCGGGGGACATCTATGCACAAATTCCTGGAACACTATATCCTCGGAACTGGCTACGATGATCTTACAGCGATCGGACAAGAGGCGAGTCCCATGGCCAAAAAAATTATTGAGATTGGTCTTGCGCCTGTGGAAGAATGGTATGGCTCGGAAGTTACATTACATTATCCGGGCTTGTACGCAGGCAGTACAGATTTGGTTTGCTTACATAATGGTATGGAAACTATTGTTGACTTCAAGCAGGCCAACCGTCCGAAAAAGAAAGAATGGATCGAAGATTATTATTTGCAGATCGCAGCATACGCCATGGCACACGACTACGTCTACGGCTCCAACATACAACAAGGAGTTATCATGGTATGCACGCCTGACCTATATTATCAAGAGTTCAAAACAGAAGGATCTAATTTAAAGGCTTGGAAACATAAGTTTTTAAAAAGATTGGACATGTATCATGACCTAAAACATGATGAAAAAGAGAGAGCAAAAGTAAATATTAACCCGGAGGATTTTTTTAATGGAGCGTGAAATACATGGATTTTATTACGATGGTGAAAAGTCATGGACATTATACATAGATGAAGATGGCAAAATCTCAATGAAAGAAGATAAAAAGGAGGAAGATGATGAACAACAAACTTAGAAACGTTCTAAACTGCAGATACAAAGCTGAAATACAGGACGCATTGTATAAAATTAAATGTTACAGTGAACAAGAATTAATTATACCCGAACATCCTGATATTACAGGCGAGGTTGACAAACTATTACAGAAAATTGCAGAAGCTGAAGATAAAATGGCAGTAATGGAGCTACATTATGACAAAAATGTGGCAAATAAAAAGATACTATAGCCAATGTATATTTATGGTAAAAAAAATAAAAAAAAAATAAAAAACTACTCTAGAAATAATGTCATTCTGTCACTTTGGTCTAGAAGTGTTGGTATATATGACTTTAGGGTAGACACTAGGGTAGACACTTTATGTCTAAGGTGACAGATTATTTTGTCTACCTATGGCAAAATAACAGGTTTGCCAGCACGCGAGGCTTTTCATTTTCATTGTTTTTTTAAAACTTTTGACATACATATACATCTATGCCTAGGAAGAGAAGAAAAAGAATTGCAACTGAAAGTGCTCCCGACATACCTTATCCGAGAGTCCGAGTGGAGTGGATTGATTGTGTCAGTGACTCGGGCTGGGCTACTGATAAAGAATTTGATAGAATGAAATTTGCAAAACCAATTAACGAAGGTTGGTTATATTCTAAAGATAAAAATTCTATAAAACTATTTGCTTCTTACGATAAAGATGACGATGGTATTACTTTTGGTGATCGGACTATGATTCCGATTCCTTGGGTACGGAAGGTGACGAAGATTCAGTAACTTCTTCTGGTAATGCGTCAACAACTTTTGCATTTAAAATTGGAGCGTAATCCTCTAATATTTTTTTCATTTTTGCTTCTAGCTCTTCCTCTGATAGTTCCTCTAATTTTCCTGTTTTTATTATTTTACGGTCTATATATAATCCTCCTGCCATACCTCGGTTTTTTTCAGCGTTTGTTGCAGCGGAAAAAGCACCCTTCTTTAAAGCAGCTTCTCTAATTTTACCTAGTTCTGCAATGTGTTTGTCATAAGTAACTTCATATTTTTTTAATTTTTCTTCTCGCAAAGACCCTATGTATTGCACAACAAGTGGTGATAGTTTTGGATTTTGTAATTCAGATGCCTCAACTCTAGCACGCTTCTCACTATAACCTGCAGCAATCGCTGCTTCAACACCAGTAGTCCTGCCTTCGTTAAATACTAAATATTCTGCAAATCTTTTTTGCATTTCTGTTAATCTTTTTGGAACACCCATAGTTGACATTTTAGGGTAACATCGTTATATTGTCAATATATGAAAGATGAAGATAAAACATACGAAAACGAGACAGTGATAAATTTTAAACAAGCACAAACAGACGATATAATAAATAAGTTACGTAACAATATACGTGATTTATTATCTATGAATACACAATACAAAACAGAACTTGCAGATCAAATAGTTAAGATAAACAAACTAGAGCAAGAGATAAAAGATTTAAAACAAGAAAGATCAAATTATTATAATGTTAGTTAGAGATCTACAACAAATACTTGGACAATTTACTGACAAGTTTAACAAAGGTATGGGTAAAGTTGAGGGCAAAGGTAATGCAATTATGTATGCTAAAGTTTATGTTGACATAGGTAATAACAGACTATCAGAAATACAAAAAATTGAAGCACATGAAAATACTTTAATAGGTGCAAAAGAAGGAGTACGTGTTGTACTAAAACTAGCACCGCAAAACAAATCTAAAATAATTTTATAGAAAGGAGAATGTATGTTTGAATTGACAGAAGAACAAAGAAAGCAATTGTTGTCTTACATGTGGACAAGACCATATGGTGAAGTGGCAACATTAGTAGCAATGTTAGCGTCGTTGAAGAGCAAAAAGAATGACGATGTTACCCCTAAAAAATAAGTGGGACCAGAGGCTAAATTATATAAAAAACTTACTAAAGAATGGAGTGGTTTTTCCTTTACAAGGCTTGAAAATCTTAGCTTACTCGGTACTCCTGATTTGTTGGTCTACAATAATAATAGGAACTTTTTTACTATAGAATTAAAAGTAACCAAGGGTAATAAAGTATCGTTTAGTCCGTTCCAAATTGCGTTTCATATTAAACATCCTGACAACACATTTATCTTAGTACAGGCCCTCGGTCCAAGAGCCAAGAATCGTTTTCATCTGTACCGTGGTTCAAGAATCTTGGAGCTTGAGGCTTGCGGCTTGAAGCTTGACGCTTGTTGCTTGGGGCTTGATGCCTGTTATAAATTTTTATCTGAGCTTGGTGCTTGAGGCTTGGTGCTTGAAGCTTGTTGCTTGAGGACTTTAGCCTGTCCCCTGAGGCCCGGACCAGTCGCACGCTCTAGATTGTTCTCGTCAGAACTTTTTAAGCTAATGGCCTGGTCCAGTTTATTACGCTTGCGTAATTCTTTATAATATTTTGGGTGTCTAAACATTTTAATGTTTACCGTATTTTATAGTTTTTATTTCAGAGTTCCAGCAGTTTCTGCAGTCTCTGCATTCATTGTCTTGTTGAGCTGCCGGGCATGTTGCGCCAGCTGTCACCACTTCCGAAGAGTTGGGCCACGAAGCAGGCGCCCGCTGGTCTACCATGGGCGCGCTAAATCGTATGACTAAATTGTCTGGCTTGTCTGTCAGGTGGTCCTTTATCCATGCTTCACGAGTCGGTAACCAGTGACGCTTAGAAGGTGTTAACCTGCAGACTTCATAAATTTTTTGTAAGTGGTCCAGATCCTGGACATCTCCTGAGTCGTGCCATCTAAACACGTTGGGTTTTTTGCTGTTGATCAGGTGAGCCATTGCTTCAACCCAGTCTGAGCTCTTAATAGCTGCCAGCCTTCGATACTGTGCATCCTGAACAACCTTGAACACATAACAACCTTTGAGCGCGTAACAGTCAAAGCAGACAGAACCAGGGACCGCTTGGAGCTTGCCGCCTGTCTTGCATTCCTTCGCTGGTAGACCTATTGACCAGCCAGGCATCTTTGAGGGCTTGCTTAAACTTCCACCAATAATTTTTAAAGCTTCACTAGTTTTCATACTACCTGCTCCAACATAATTAATCTTTCAATTTGTTCTTTTAATATTTTTAATTTTGATGGCTGAAAGTGTAAAGCCATTCCAGGCGTATTGTACAGCTCCAGCAATTTATCGTTTATGTCTTTTAATTCTATTTTTGTTGAATTAGCTTTTATAATTACTTTCATAATTTCTCCTTTAGTTTTTGGGATATTATATTCTTATAATTTTTTCTTGTCAAGCTTGCCGCCTGACGCTTGCAGCTTGCGGCTTGTTGCTTGTAGCCGTTGGCCTCTAGCCAGCGCCAGTGATGAATAAATATTGCCGGGTTCTCAATTTTTCTTGTCATAATTCCTTTCTTGAAGCTTGCTCCTTCTATAAGCTTTGTACATTTTGTAAATTTTACAGTATTTAGCTGCCATGTTATTGGTGTTGTGTTCCTGGATCTTAAGCGCCTCGCGCAGGTATCTTATTACATCCTTGTCAGTTTTGACAGGTAACATCATATCTCCTTTTGCCATAATTATTCCTTTCTAAATCCATCCTATCGTATCCAGGACCAGCTGTCAAGCTTGAAGCTTGCAGCTTGCGCCTTACCAGTTCTAAAGCAATAGCTGAACTTACTCTCCGGCGCAATGCAGGACCAGCCACGCCAGGGTCCCTGTGTTCTAGCGGCGGCGGCGCGTTGACTGATCCCAGGTCTGACAGCTAGTCCGGATCGTGCTAGCAATGGCCATCAGACCAGGGATCAGTTCTGATTGTTCACTGCACAAAGACGGCTACGAATAGCGGTGTGATGTACAGCACAACCAGAAGTTGTCCCAATTAATTAATGAATTCAAGTAAATTAATTAACTAAATCAAATATAATGCTTGACTATCCTATTGTCAAGTGTATAAATACATTTATGCAAACAAATACAGAAAGAGGTAAAATGACTAGAATAAGACTAAATCAAGAGTATCGTAATAAGATTGCTAATCGTATGCGAGTACACCTTGAACAAGAAGATACGCAAGAAAAACAAAAGTATGACGAGTTAAAAGCACAACAAATTGACATAAATGACAATGCGTGGAAAACTGCTGAAAAAATAGTAAGACGACACTATACTTTAGATGATGTTGCAAAGGCACAATATCTGCAAGACAAGTTTGAAAATGTTGATACTATTGCAAAAGATAGTTGTTTCCATTTTCATTATCTTGGCGAAAAAGAAACAAGGGACTATGACAACAATGTTAAAATGGAACAGGCAACAATAGAAAAACATTTTGACTTTAGATTAAATGGTAGCTTTGATACTGATAGCAATTCTTCTTATTCAAATGATAATGATTATGGTTATGCTTTGTTTCGTGATGAACTAAAAGCACAAGAAGATTGCAACCCAGATATTTTGATTGAACAAGAGGGTAAAGATAACAACCCACACAAAACAAAATATTGTGATAACAATAATAAGTATCTTGGCGATGATGACAAAGGTTATGGCAAAGAGTGGAATGAAAAATACCAATTAGATTTAATTGGTAGAAATTATTGTCGTGATAGGTCTATTAAATGTTCCGAGTTAGAATTTAATTTTCTAATACAATGGAAACAGGCAAAAGGTCAATTTGTTATGGCACACTATAAATGGATTAAATCTATTTTAGACCAAATGAAAGAAATTAAAGTTGGTTTAAAAGGTTATAAATATTTAGACGAGGCATTAGAACTTTGTACTGAACTTGGTTTAAATATTACTGACGCAGAAATAATCAGAACTAATAGTACAGGACTTGTAATCTACAATCCTAAAAATCTTGCTGAAAGAATTAAGGGAATGAAAAACAAGAATGTAGATAGAAAAGACAAGATTAAGGCAAGACTATTATA